GCGGCTCATCACCGCGTTTCGCGGGCGCGACTCCCGCGGTGGCCCTTGCGGGGTGCGTGACTTGATGGACGTGCAGCATAGAAGCAGGAGATCGGTGACTCCATAACACAACCTATCGGCGATTGTGGCAATGAACTCGACGCGCGCGTGGCGCGTCCGCATCCCGCAGTTTTTCCCACTCAAGGAGGAAAGCGATGTTGGTACTGACACGGAGAGTTGGCGAGTCGATTCGGATCGGGGACGTGAAAGTCACCGTGGAGAGTCTTCGCTACGGCAAGGTGCGGCTCGGCGTGGAGGCGCCGGTGACAGTTCCCGTGCATCGCGAGGAAGTCTACCAGGCCATCCAACGCAACGGAGGACCAGCCGATGGGGGCGATCAAACCGGACAGCAGGTATCAGACGCCACGTGAGAAGGCCATCGCGCACGCGCTCGCGCAACCGGAAGTCAACCAGCAGATCGCGGAGAAGTATATCGCCGCGTGCTGCGCGGAGATTCAATCCCGCTGGACTGAGCGGGAGCGTCAGTCGCGGTGCCGCTGGGCGCACGGCGGTGAAGTGGAAACGCCAGTGATTCACCACGATCATCGGCGCAAGGGCGTGGGGCAGGTAGTTGGGGAGTAGTGATATGGACTGGTTCGAGCGGATGCGCGCGTTGGGCCTGGAAGTCGAGGAGAGTCTGCTACCGGGCTTCCGGCGCAGACTACCCGATGGCTCCGTGCGGACGTTGACGAACGTGGAAATGCAAGCCGCGCATATCGCGCGGATCACAAACCCTGATATCGGCGGCTTGTCGTCGCCGACGGCCGGGGCACAACCGCCCGTTGCGGCCCCGGCCGAGTGTTTACCCGCGGAGGTGACGCATGTTGACGCTGGGTGACGTGTGTTGGGTCACGGGACAGGTCGCGCTGGCGTGGTGCGCCTGCGTCTCCGTGGTCGTGTGCGTTAGTCTGTGGTATCGCGACGAGGTATAGCACGGATGCCGACAGCGGCGCAGCAACGCGAACGTCGGGCATGGGCCGAGAGCGCACGGAAGCGGCTCGGCGTGTGCATGGGGTGTGGCCGCCGCCCGCGCGGCTGGGAGGTTCACGAGATGGAACGACGGAGCCACTCGACCGCGTGGGCGCACCCCTGCAACTACCTACTACTGTGCCGGGACTGCCACGCGGGACCGTTCGCATCCATGCCGCACGCGCGGCAACTGGCGCACAAACTGTTGTGGGACGCGGAGGCCTTCGACCTGGAGGCGTGGTTGCGGATCCGCGACCCGGAGTTGCGGGCGCCGCGCCGGGTGACGCTGGCGGAGGTGGTGCGGGAATTGGTGGCGATGGTGAGGAGTTTATGACTGAACTACAGCAGCGATCGACTGTGTGGAGAATGCGCCGGTGCGGCGTGGTGACGGCGTCCCGCTTCGCGGACATTATGACCCAGCCGCGAACCAAGGCGGCGCAATACGCTGGCGAGTGGAGCGAGACCGGCAAGGCGTACCTACTGGAGAAGTTGGCCGAGCTACTCACCGGGCAACCCGCGGACCGCTTTCAATCCGCGCCGACCAAGTGGGGCACGGAATGGGAGGCGGAGGCGTTCGAGAAGGCGGTGCCCGTCGTGGCGGAGCGGTTCGGCTGCGCCATCGGTAGACCGGAGGGGCAATTCGCGTTCATCGAGCACCACTCGGAGCCGGCCATCGGCTGCTCGCCCGATGGCGTCATCGGCGACGACGGACTGCTCGAGTTGAAGTGCCCTTGGAATCCCCTGAACAGTCTGCGCACGGTGATCTCGGGAGCGATGCCGGAGAAGCACGAGGCGCAGGTGCAGGGCTCGCTGTGGTGTACCGGCAGACGATGGTACGCCTTCTGCTCCTACGACCCCCGCTTCGAACGCTCCGGGGTGGACCCTCTGTTCGTCGCCCGCGTGGAGCGTGACGACTCCTACATCGACCGCGAACTCGCCCCGCGCGTGCTCCGCTTCCGCGATTTGCTGCTGGAGGAACACGCGCGACTCACCGGGGGAAAGGCACCTTTCTAATGACAGATAATCGCACGGGCAAGATTTACCAAGCCATTGTCGCCATCATGCGTTCCGTGGGCGCCATTGGCAAAGAGTCGGAAAACACGCAGCAGAACTACAAGTATCGCGGCGCGGAGGCCGTCTACAACCGCGTCCAGCCCTTGATGGCGACGCATGGAGTATTCTCCGTGCCGCGCGTGCTGGAGGAGAAGCACGAGACGGGAACCACGTCCAAGGGCGGCACGATGCACTGGAGCTTCCTGCGCGTGGAATACACGTTCTACGCCGACGACGGCTCGAATATCGTCGTGGTCGTCAGCGGGCAAGGTATGGACAGCGGCGACAAGTCCACCGCGAAGGCGATGACGATCGCGCATCGGTACGCGATCTGTCAGTTACTGAACATCCCATTCGCGGTGGAAGACCCGGAACAACACAGTCCCGAATGGTCGTCCACCCTGCGCGGAGGCATCACCCTCCGGGAATTGAACGAGGTGAAGAAACAGTGGATCGCTGCGCGAGGCGCGGACCTGAACGGCAAAACGAAAGAGGCGAAGGCGCTGGCGTTCCAAGAGTTCGTCCATTCCGCGACGGGTGAACCGTTCGACGTGGCGGATTGGCAGCAGTGGCGGCGCGAGGATCTCGAATCGTGTATCGCGGCATTGTCCCCGGAGGTATCCAATGCAGATAGTGAGAGTGGCGGCGCGTGACATCAAGGGCATCAAGTACATCGAACTCCTACCCAAGTCGACGACCACGATTATCGGAGGTCGCAACGGGCAGGGCAAATCGTCGCTGCTGGACGCGATCGCGGCGGCGTTGGGAGGCCGCAAGCTGTGCCCGGAGAAACCAATTCGCAAGGGCCAGACGAAGGGCTACTGCGAAGTCGAGTTGGACGGCGACCCCCAGCGGCTGATCCCGCCCTGCACCGTGCGCCGGGACTTCTGGCTGAAGAAGGACGGCGTCACCGTGGAGTCCAAGCTGGAGGTCATCACCAAGGAGGGGTACCGCGCTCCGTCTCCGCAGACGTTGCTGGGTGACATCGTTGGACCGCTCGGCTTCGACCCGGAGGCGTTCCTGCGCATGAAGCCAGCCGAACAGGCCACCGTCTTGAAGTCGCTCGTCGGCTTGGACTTCACCGACCTGGACCGCGAGTTCACGGAGCTGTACCGCGAACGCGCCAAGGTCAACGACGCCGGCAAGCGGCTCAAGGTGCAGTACGAGGCCCTGCCGCACTACCCGGAAGCCCCGGCCGATGAGGTCTCCGTCGCGGAACTCGTGGGCGAACTGCGGAAGCGGCAAGCCGTCAACGCGGACAACCAGCGGAAGCGGAGGGAACTCGACAAGCTGGAAACGACCAGACAAGACGCCATCACCTGCCAGGAGCGTGTGGCCGTCGAGATCGCGGGGTTGCGTGAGAGATTGGCCAAGCTGGAGGCCGAACAGCACTACCTGGAGGAACACACCGCGGGACTGGGCCAACAGTACGACGCGCTGGCGACCGAGGTGGCGGCGCTCGCGCCCGCCGACACGGCGGAGGTTGAGGAGCGGATCGCTGCCAGCGAGGAAGTCAACCGCCAAGTGCGCGAGAACGCCAAGCGGAACGAGATGGCCGCGCGACTTGAGGCCGAACGCGCCCACTCCAAGGACATGACGGCGCGACTGACGGCCATCGAAGAGCGGAAGGACGCCATGCGCCGCGCCGCCCAGTGGCCCGTCGCTGGCTTGGGCTACGACGAGAACGGCGTCACGTACCAGGATCTCCCATTCGATCAGATCAGCGCCAGCGAACAGCGGCGCGTCGCGGTGGGCATCGCCTGCGCGTTGCAGCCGACGCTGCGGTTCTTCTTTTTGAAGGACGGCTCGCTGCTGGACGACGAGTCGAAGGCCGAGTTCGCGCAGTTGGCTGCGGAACACGGCTGCCAGTGTTTCCTGGAGGTAGTGGGCGCCGGCAGCGAGGCCCACATCGTAATCGAGGACGGCGAAGTTGCGCGTGCCGACGAGGGACTGCTTGTGCAGACGCCAACGCCCGAGCCGGCCGAGGAACCCACTTTGTAGGAGGCTGATCGTGGCGGACGTTGAACTAGTGATCTCCAAGCGACTGGCGGCCGTGCTGCCGCCGCTGACGGACGATGAGAAGGCGCAATTGGAGGCCAACCTGACGGCGGACGGCGAAGCGCTGGCCCCCATCATGTATTGGCACGACGGCAAGCGGGACGTGATCGTGGATGGCATGCACCGCTGGCCGCTGGTCAGGAAACACAACCTGCCCTATCGCGCCTTCGCTATCTCGTTCGACACCTACGACGACGCCGAGTTGTGGATTCTGCGGCATCAGTTGGGAAGGCGAAATCTGCTGAATCCGCAGGCCCAGCGGAAGCTGATCGGGGACATTTACAACCGTCTGAAGAAGCCGGAAGGGCGACCGGAAAAACTAGATCAAAATGATCCAGTTGTTTGCAAAACACCCCAAAATACCGCTGAAAAACTGGCTTCCGAGCTTGGCGTCTCAGCGCCCACCGTCAAGCGCGCCGGCCAGTTTTCCGAGTCGCTAGACAAGCTCCCAAAGTCTCTCCGGGGAGCCATTACGGCCGGTACGCTCAAGCCCACCGACGCCGAAGTCAAGCGACTCGCCAAGGCCGACCAGGATACGCAAATCGCTGTGGCGCGGCGCATCCGAGTCGGGCAAGCGGCGACTCTCAAAGACGCGATGGCGGCGGAAGGACTCAAGCAGGCCCCTAAGCAGAAGTCGCAGTCGAAACCCGACAAGCCGGAGCCAGTGATCACAGATCGCCGCAAGCAGGAGATTCCGGAGCGGCTCAAGCCGTTCTTTTCTCCGTGGTACGCCGAGACTGAGAAGGCGCTGAAGAAGATGGTGCTCGATGCGAAGAAGCACGTCCACCAGGCCAATTCCTTCCTCGCACCATTGGCGGTGATCGTCGAACACCTGGAGGAGTCGGCCAGGATGATCGGAGAAGCGGCACCGTCCGTCGTGTGCCCCGATTGCGAAGGGACCGGCAAGGACTGCGGGTGGTGCCGAAACTGCGGCTACATGCCGGCCTGGGCCTACAACGACTGGAAGGCGAAACGCGGCGGAAAACGATGATGGAACCTTACTTCTCCAGAGATGGAGTGATGATCTACAACGGCGACGTTCGGACCGTGCTGCGCGAACTCCCGGCAGAGAGCGTGCATTGCGTCGTTACCAGTCCTCCATACTGGGCGTTGCGCGATTACGGAGTCGCTGGACAGATTGGTCTGGAGCCGACTCCAGAGCAGTACGTTGCAGTGATGGTAGAAGTATTCCGTGAGGTGCGGCGAGTCCTGAGACAAGACGGTACGCTGTGGCTCAACTTGGGCGATACCTACGCAAACGTCGGGAAGTGGGGCGGAAAGTCTGGATGGCGGCATACTGCCGAGCGCGAAGGAGCTGCTGCGTTCAGAAAGCGTCGTGGAACCGATTGCGATCCGAAACGCGGTAATGCGGCACCAGGTCAGCCAATGGCCAGTGCTGGTGGTCTTAAGAAGAAAGACCTCGTAGGCATTCCGTGGAAAGTCGCCTTTGCGTTGCAGGATGATGGCTGGACGCTTCGCCGTGACATCATTTGGGCGAAGGGTAATGTGATGCCCGAGAGCGTCAAGGATCGGCCATCAACGTCGCATGAGTACATTTTTCTGTTTTCCCGAGGGCCTCGGTACTTTTACGACTCGGACGCCATTTCAGAGCCCGCATCAGAGGACACGCACGCGAGATACGCACGCGGCCGAAGTGACACGCACAAGTACGCCGACGGAGGACCAGGGAACCAAACGATCGCTAAGAGTTTCGACCACATGCGTTCGGGTGGCGTGAATCCCAAGGCCTCGGAACATAAGGACTCGTCGGCGAGAGTCAAACAGAATGCCTCGTTTTCCGCAGCAGTCCGAGATGTGGTAGAGCGAAGAAACAAGCGGTCGGTATGGTTTGTAAACTCTCGCCCATTCAAAGGTGCCCACTTCGCGACATTTCCGGCAAAGCTCATTGAACCGTGCATTTTGGCCGGCTGTCCCGCCGGCGGTGTTGTGCTTGATCCGTTCCTTGGGAGTGGAACAACCGCAAAGGTATCGCAAGATCTTGGGCGTCGGTGCATCGGAATCGAGCTGAACCCAAAGTACTGTGATTTGGCGAAGAAGCGATTTAAGCAACGGACGCTGCTGGCATGAGCACTGACCTATCACAACTCGACATGTGTGGCAAGCGCCTGCGACCCTACCAAGTGCGTCTCGTGGAGACGGTCCGCGAGATGGTGCGACAGGGACACCGGCGCGTCATCATCAATAGCCCGACCGGAAGCGGCAAGACCGTGATGGCCTCCTGCCTCATCAAACTGTCGGCGCTGAAGAACAAGCGCTCCATGTTCCTCGCGCCCAGACGCGAGTTGCTCAAGCAAGCGTCGGCGCACTTGGAGTTCTGCGGGGTGCGCCACTCGTTCATCGCGGCCGGCTTCGACCATATCGCCGGATCGGACTGCCTTGTCGTCTCCAAGGACACGCTGGCGGCGCGCGCGTTGCGCCGCAAGAAGATGGCGTTGCCCGACGTGGACTTGGTGATTGTGGACGAAGTGCATCTGGCCATGGCGCGGGAATACTTGCGCCTGTTGACCACGCTGAACGAGGAAAATCCGCGGCTCGTGTTGATCGGCTTGTCGGCCACTCCAGGCAGGGCCGACGGGAAGGGCCTGGGTGACTTTTGGGACGCGATCACCACGGCGGCCAACTACTCCGACCTGCAAGACCAGGGATTTCTCGTCCCGTGCCGCGTGTTCGCGCCGGACGCGCCGGACATGCGCGGCGTGCGCGCGGTTGATTGGGACAGCGAGGCCGCGAATCGCGTCGACAAGCCAAAGCTGGTCGGCGACGTGGTGGAGCATTGGAAGCGAATCGCCAGCGATCGCAAGACGATTGTGTTCGGGGCGACCGTCGCCCACGCGATCCATTTGCGGGACGAGTTTCTCAAAGCGGACGTGCGGGCCGCGCACATCGACCAAAGCACTCCCATCGACGAGCGCGACCAGATCATCGCCATGTTGCAGGCCGGCGACATTCAAATCGTGACCAACTGCGACGTGCTCTCTTTCGGCTTCGACGAGCCGAGCGTCTCCTGCGTGGTGCTGGTGGCTCCCTCCAGATCGCTGGTCCGCTACCGGCAGCGATCCGGGCGAGCGCTGCGCCCCTGCGACGGCAAGCTGGATTGCGTCATCATTGATCACGCCGGTGGCGTGCTGATGCACGGCTTTCCCGACGAGGATATCGACTGGCCGTTGGAAAAATCTCGGAATATCGACGAGGAGTACCAGGCCAAGCGGGCGGACGGGAAGACGCGCGAGCCGATCGTGTGCCCCGTCTGCCATTGCACTTATTCCGGCAAGCCGGCGTGTCCCAACTGCGGACACGCGCAGGGACGCATGGGTAGGAAACTAGCCGTCGAGAAGGGGCTACTCAAGGAAGTTAAGCGCAAGCCGCTCGACAAGGTCTACCCGACCTTGCAGTCCAAGACGCGACTGTGGCACCAGTGCTTGGCGATGGCCGCCAACAAGGGGCGCACGTGCGGCGCGGCGGCGGCCATGTTCACCCAACACGCCAAACAATCACCCTGGAAAGTCGAGGGACTGCCCAACCTGCCGCGTGGCTACCAGTGGCACGAGCCGGCCGCCGAAGTTTTTCCTCAATACATCCGCCGAAAATCGGGAACAAACTGATGGGGACGGATCTCCGCGACGTGTTTGACACCGCCGACCGCGTTCTGTGGGGCAACCGCTTCAAGGGCCTCGCGTGTCAGTTGGCGCGCCACGAGAACGACCTTGGCGATCAGTTTCAGGCGATCGCGGAAATTCGCCGCAACGACACGGCGCGGACGGCGGAGCACCTGGAGGCGCTGCAGGCGTTCGCGGAGTTGCGCGAACAACTGGCCTCCGTGCAGGAACAGATCGCGGCGCTGAAGACCGAACATGACAAACTGTTGAAGCACCTCAAGACCCGCTTCGCGGAACTGCGGGCGGAACGGAAACATGACGAGGTAGCGACATAGCCCCTGATGGCAAAACGGTTCGACGGTCGCGTTACCGTGCCGAGGCGATGAAGCCGCCGTGGAAGCGAAAGACGCGACGCCAAAGTCCAAACCCGCCGGCGGGTGTTTGAGGCTATTCCGTTATGGTGTAGTCGGAGCACGACCGGACGAGCCGGATGGCTTCGGGTGGCGCGTACGATGTTCTGTGCGTTGGACGAGCGAGGGTGCCGGCGTAACACCCGGTCGTTGCTGCTTAAAGCGGGGGGATGGGTTGGGGGAGGTGCGCGTGCGGTGTGGAGCGAAGTGGTTGGTGGCCTGGGTGGTGAACGTGGTTCGTTTCAAGTAAAGGATGACACATGACCGGTGGACGCGGGCCCAAACGGAAGGGCTACACATTCGAGTGCGAGCTGATCGACATGGCGAAACGCAGCGGTTTGGACGCCGAGCGGGCCTGGGGCAGCAACGGCGCGGCGTTGCGGCTGCATCCATCAGTTGACTGCTTGATCGCGGGCCAGCGGGTGCAGGCGAAGCGGAGACGGAAGCTGGGGGACTGGCTGGCCAAGGCGTTGAGCGAGCACGTGGACGCTGTGGCGCTGCGTGAGGATCGCGGGGATCCGGTGGTGCTGCTGCGGTTCGCGGACTGGCTGGATCTGGTGGCTGGAACATTGCCACGTAAGGAGTGAGCCATGCGCGAGCGACGCGGCGACCGCATACCCAATTCCGTTCTCTACCGTTCGTTCTGCGTCTCCTGTGGGGAGCCGATCCGCGTCTGCTTC